TACTTTTTTTGTTGATTTCTTTTTAGCAGGTGCTTCTCCGCCTTCCCATGCTTCGTTAACATCAGGTGTAGACTTATCATCTCCTACTAAATGACCTTTTTCGTTTCTTGCTCTTTTGATCTCTACTTCAGCTTCAACTTCTACAGTTTCTTCAACTGAATCCATTTTAACTTCCATTGCCCAACCCATAGAAACAAATCTTTCCATATTAGCAAGCATGTGATCATTGTCAGCATCTACTATTTTGCCTACAGGCTGTAGCTCTAATTTCTTAGAATCTGCATCTACCACACATGGTTTAGGTCTTATTATTTTAAATTTCTTTGACATTGTTTCTCCTTAAATAGAGGGAGGTTTTGCACCTCCCAATGTACTAACTGTAATTAAGCAACAGTTACTGTACTTGCTCCTTCAGAATGCAATGCATATCCTTTTACAACATCAATACTCATGGGTGTACCAGTAGTATGGTTGCCTGTAAAGACAATATCAACACTCACAAACTGCTTGCCACCAATGTAGCCAATGCTAGATGTTTGAGGTGTCTCAGCATTAGCATCAAGTGTTAAAAACACACCTGCTGTAACTGAGCTATCTGTAACATCTTTTTGTGCAACTGCTGACATAGCATTAGCCGCATCACCATGCATTAATTTAAACTCAATCTTTAAATTAGCAGCAAGTGTTACACCTTCTATACCAGTATTTACATTAACATAAGCACCATTGAAGCCTTTCAAATCAACTGCGGTTGCGTTTACTGTAGAATCGTTTCCAGCAGTAACTGCGGCAGCAAGATATTGTGCAGACACTAGGTTATTTCCTAAATCTCTCATAATTTACTCCTTACGCTTTTTGGGTTAATTTAACAATAGCTTCAGGCATGATTACCTGTCCACCAACTCTTCTTCTAGCAATGTATCTTACATTTCCAGTAGTAGCTTGAGTGAAAGGGTCACGAAGAACTGCAAGAGCAATTCTGTCAACTATCATATATCCTCTTCTAAAATCACCAAAGGCAATCATAGAAGCATCTTGTGCTGCATTAGGCATATCTGTAGCTTCCACATAAGGATGTCCAAGAATAGTGTTAGTAACACCATTTTGTAATGACATACCTGCTTGGAATATATATTGTCCTGCACCATCTTTTAGTTTTCTAATGTTAGAAAGAGTGTTTCTATTGAATACCCAAGTTCCATTTTTAGAATAATCAGATTTAATACTATGTACTAATCCAATTAAATCATCAGCGTCATATGCAGTATTTGAGCCTGAAGCAATATCACCAACAGAACCATTTTGTAAGAAGCCTTCAGGCTGTCCTACTGATGTTCCATTTACAAATGAAGCTCCTTCTGCAACAGCAAATTGTGTTGCGAACTCTGTCTGCATTTCAGCTTCTAAGTTAAATAATGAATCTTCTAAGTCTTGCTCAGAAATATCTACTAATGCATACAATTCGTGTGCAGGTAGCTCTTCTAATCCAACTCTATATCCAGTAGTTTCACTTCTAGTGCCACTTTCAGATACCCACTGAGCTGCAAAAGTGCCTTCTCTTTTTGGTATTTGAACGCTTCTAGCACTTGTATTTCTAATTCTTGAAATACTTCTGATAGGTGACATTTCTGTTATTTCTTTCAATAACTCTTGCACATATTCAGGTGGTGCTAAATATCCACCAGTTGAGTCATTACTGACTGTTAATGCTTTCTTTTCAGCAGCATCAAGACCTTCCAGTCCTTTTCTGCAATAAGTATCAAAAGCGTTTAAGTATTCATCAACCTGCTTAGATTCAAAACCTGAGTTCGGTCTTGTCACTACTGTTCGTAGTTCATCTAATTGGGACTTGATGTTTTCAGCGTTGGCTTCAGCAGTTGTTAGTTTCTGATTCATGTCCTCGTAAGAATCCATCTTGGCTTCTAACTTAGTCATTTTCTCATCTACATACGCTGTACCTTCGCCTTTTTCTATGCTGTCTAATCTTTCGTCATTTGCTTTCTTAAATTCGTTGAAAGTTTGACCTAGATCAGTAATAGCATTTTTTATATCTTCCGACATAATAATCTCCTAAGATTTTAAGGTTAAAGTTAAGTTCTTTATGGCATCTACCAATTCAGCACTCGTGTCAACCTCTCGTTGAACAAATACATCTGTGACAGCTTTTGCTGCCATCTTTGCTTCTGAACGAGAGAGATTGAATGCATCACGCATCCCCTTTTCCCATTCTCTTATAGAAATTTCTTCACCTTTCACTGAACGAACAGTTGCCTGAGGGTTCATGGGAAAGGTTACTAATGAGACTTCCATTAAGTCTACTTCTTTGATGATTCGCTTGTTGGCTCGTCTATCATAAGAAACTTTGTCAGGGTTTGC